AGCGAGTTATAGACTGCCGCTGTTAGTACGTCGCCTGTGGTGACTGGAAAGGTTGCCATGTTGCTCCTAGTAGCTCAATGTAGATGTGCCGATTATACCGTATGTACTGCTTCCAATAATGAATCCGTCCACTATTGGTTCAAGCGTGGTTATTGCTACTTGCATCTTGTTCGCTGTTATATCCCAAGCGAAGCCCTGTGCCTGTAAGGTCTTGGTGATAGTCGAGCCTGACTCTGTGACGTTTGTAATTTCTAGGTTGTCAAAGTAATCAAGCCCAATAAGTGTGTCCGTTGGTACGTCTGGATCGAGTAAGTCCACCAGCATCTCGTCAATGCGGATTGTGGTCTCTTTGCGGGTATTGACGTAGTTCTGGGCAATACCCAAAACAATGGCATCAGTCTGGGCTACAAGGTTCTCCTGTGTTAAGCCGTGTGGGAAATACTTATCAATCGAGGACTGGCTATATACGGCTTGGGTAGTTCCACCAACGCGGGTAAAGCGCACATCGTTAATAATGAGCTTGTCGTCAAAGGCATACTTGACATTGCGGTAAGGAATGCCAGTAGTCTGATTAAAGGCGATAGCAGGCTCACCAAGACTAGAAGTTACCTCTGTGCGGTTCTTATACACGGCTGTGCCGTCTGGGCTCATGTAGAACGCGCCTAGCCCTTCCGAGAACTCTGCGTTTTTAATCGCATCAAGTGTAGAGCGATTGGTTGCAGGATCAGCCACGCAGGTAGATACGCCAGTTGAAATCTGACGCATTGATGCAGGGAATGACACATCATCGAGAATCTTGCCTATACGTGTGCCTGTGTCTTGTCCTGCTGCTGTATCGGCAATGGTGGACACGTTAGACATCTGCAATAGACGGAAGCCATCGGTGCACATAATGTCCACATAGGCAGTCTCTTGCCCTACTGGGAAGGTATAGCGGTAATCATTGACATAGCCAGAGAATAGAAAGTGTTCTGCGGTTGTAGTGGTTGCCGAGATACGCAGCTTGCGAAGAGGCACAAGATAGCCGTAATAAGGCGATGCAGGGTTCTGCGGGTTGAAGTATCCGTTTGGGTCGAGTACACGCACAATGGCAGTTCCAGCGTCGTAAGTGTCTTTCATGATGTTACGACCACGACGGATTGAGATGCTGTACACGTCTGGAGTTAAGTCAACTGTTGGAATGATTACATCAGATGAGCCAAATGAGTTAACCCCAATGACTCCGTTATCTGGTGAACCAATGACGAAGCCAGAGCCAAATGTTGCCCCGCCAGAGAAGTCGAAGCTGACTGCTATCTGTGCGGGTAAACTCATAAGAAGAATCCAGAGTATCGCTCTAGTTGGGCTACCTTGCCAGAGCTAAGAGAACTGTTCTGCAGGTTGCGGGCAATGGTTTCGGTAAGGTCTTGCTCTGCAATAACTGATCCTTGAACTGTCACATAGACATTGGTATTGAGTGGGTTGCCTTGTCCGTAGGTAAAGTTCCCAGTCGGTAGTGTGCCTACATTTGTAGATGGTAATTGTGGTCCTTGGACTGCGCCCCTAGTTGGAATAACTCCCATGTCTTGTGGAGTAAAGCCTAAAACTGCGCCTGATACTGGTGCGACTGCCGCTGCTACACCTGTGCCTAATGGCAAAGTCGGGAACTTGAGATTGTTCAACTTCTCTTGAAACTGAATAATCCATTCATCTAGGAAGGCAAAAGGGTTTTTAATTTGTGTGTTACCAATGGTGAGGAAGTAGCGATATAACCCACCTGTGGCATCTTGAGCCATAAAAATTTCGCGGGTCAGTTTGTTGGCAAGTACATCGTTTTCATTCAGTAAAGCAAGTTGGGCTTCTACGCGCTTACGATCATCTTCTGACAACTTGCCACGAAGGGCAGCCAATAACTGAATCTGCTCTTGGTCGAATACTGTGCCAGCCTTCTTAAGCGCGGCTTGCTTCTTTTGCTCGGCTGTAATCTTCTTTTGGTTAGCCATCATGTCCTTATAAATCTTGGCTTGGCGGGCTTCGATTTCAGACAATTTGGCTGCATTGCTCATTGACTTGCGAAATAGTTCCTGCCCAGGAATTGCGGCAGGTGCTTGCTGTTGTACTGCTGTGCTAAAACCTAAATAAGCTTGACCAAACGCTGCGACTGCTTTCTTGAGCGTGTCTGCCATTTCGATAAGTCCAAGACCAAAGGCATCAACCAAGAACCCTAAACGTCTTGCTCCAGAAGATTGGTCTCCACTAGCACCAGCAAGAGTAAATAAAGCCTTGCCAGCGTTTTCTTGTAGGTTGCCAAATGCTAAAGACAAGATGCTTACTTGCCCTGCGTATGTTTGTAAATAAGCCTGATTTGATCCTGCAAACTTCTCATTGAGAATATCTTGCAGCTCTGAAAAAGATTTGGTTTGTAGCGCAGCCTTGCTAAGTCCTAGAGAGTACTTTTGTAGGGTGCGAGTGTTGCCGTAATATGCCTTTGCCAAATCCTCTGCCACCGAACCCAATGCCACGCCAGAGCCGCGTGAGACTTCGATTGCTGTGTTGAGGATAGATTGAGACTTGGCTAATGAGCCTGTTTGTTGCAATAGACGCTGAAACGCTGGGCGGAGCTCATCATCTGCTACCTGTGCTGTGCGTTCTAGGTTTGAGATGTACTCGGTAATAAAAGGATTAGCAAACTCTAAGCCAAGGTTTTTGACTGCTTGAGTCAAGCGGTTAGCGGCTAACTCATCAGCCACAAAAGCACTAAGTGATTTCTTAGCAAATGCACCAATGGCTATTGCGCCGATTGCTTTACTTAAACCTTTGACTGAACGTTGTAATTTGCCAATGGATTTTTCTGTGCGGTTGATGCCTGAAGCATCTAGGCTAGTCGCAATTCGTATTGCTAGATCGGCTATTGCCATTACTTGCTCCTTGCCCTAAATGTTTTTTCACCAAGTCCATTTGTCTTGACAACTACGGCTTGGTTGGTTGCTTGTATTGCTTTGACGACTGCGGCTGTGGTTCTGCCCTGATCTTCCGCCCATGCCTTAAAGATTAAACGACCCTTTGTTTTGCGCGTTCTGCGTCCTGCGCTGTTGGATTGCTGCGAGTCAACCAATGGCGGCAAAGCGTTAATAAATTGCTTGCCAGCATTAGGGTTGGCTGACTTATTGACATCCTTGCCAGTCTGCCAAACTTTCCCAATAGTGCCTTTACCAAATGCTCCACCAGTCCAGCCTGTTGTCTTTTGTGCTGGTGGTAAGCCATTAGGGTTTTTACGTCCTGCCGTTTCAAAGATTGCACCAGCAGCAGACTTGTTGTAAATAGTTGCAAGGCTTCTAAAGCCTCGTTTGTTGGGACGCGTTGGGGCTGTTGAGAAGCCAATGCCCTTTTTTATATTGCCTGTGTCAAATACTCGGTTTTCCCAAATGCCAACTGCATTAGCCCAACCAGATAAAGGTGACTCGCTAGGGACGAATCCGCGGGCGCGGTTAACTACTACGCGAAGGTGTCCCGCTATTTCCTTCTGGGTTTGCTTGGCTAATTCAGGCGAATACTCACGAAGGGCTTTGCGAAGCTCAACGGCGTTTTCTAGCTCTGCTGGCATCGCTCTGCTCCTTCGCTAAATCCTTCAGTACCTGTATATGAGCCTTGAAAGCCATCGGAGAAAGTTCCACGATGGTGTTGAACGGAACTCCATACTCATAACTCAATCGAGCTGCGAGATAGGTGAGGGAGTTCCGATCTATGCCAAAGGGTCAGACTCAAGCACCTCGACAGACTTAATAGTCTCAAGGAACTGTTCTCCGAATGGTTTGACCGTTTCACCCGAACGTCTAATTGCTTCCCAGCAGAGCCAGTACACGTCTGACTGCTTCTGATCTTCAATTAAGGCTTTGTGAAAGCCCTTTTTGGCGTAGTTCTCAAAGCTGTACTCCAAGAGTGGAGTTATTTCGAACTCCTGCACTTGTCCGTCAGCCCTTGTTACTTTGAGTTTTGCCATAGCCCTTTATCTCCTTTTTAGAATGTGCCTGTTGTGGTTACTGCAACTGTACCAGATATGTTCCAAGTTACAGACTGTGTACCTAGGTCTCCAACTGCTCCGTTAATGTCGGTTGTGTTGTTGACTAGTGCAGTCATTGTGTAAAGAGGGTTTGTTGCTGATACTGCTGTTCCCTTATCCTGCAAGAGTACAACTGTTACGTTTGTACCCCATGCAGCTTGAAGGGTTGCCAATACAGAAGCTGATGCTGTGTCGTTGAGGAAGTCGATAGTGACTGATGAAGCCTCTAGTCCCTTAACGAACTTGTGTCCTGAATCGCCCATCGCTGTCACTTCAAGTTCATCGAAGGTGCGGTTGAGTGTTACAGAAGTAACGTGGTCTGAAAGATCGACTGTATTAACCTTAACGCCGACCTTGTTAGATAGAAATACTGCCATTTAGGTTATTCCTCGTCTTTCTTTGTAGTTGGTTTTGGTGCTGCTGGTGGAAGCTGACCGATTTTCTTGAGGAAGTCGGCTTGTTCCTTTGTCCAATCGTCCATTCGATTAGCTCCATTCCGTGAGAGTACTGACTGCAATGTCGCAGGTCAGTAAATCGCCTGTTGGTAGGTTGAGTACCTTTGGGCTGCTTACGCTGCCCACGTTGAAGATAAGACTAGAGGCATCGAGTAACTGAAAGACTCGAACCACGTCATCTTCAATTCCTGCTAAGTTTCCTTGGTTATCCAGTAATGGCACAAGGATAGTAATTGTAAAATTGGCTAATGGTGAAATAGTTGTGTAGTCGTTGTTATTAGGCGTGATGTATGGATCAGCAGGGCTGACAATAACGCTGTTAGCAATAGGCGTAGCAGGCGGGAATGAGAACACGCTCCACTTGGTATTGTCAGTAAGTGCAGCTGCTATTGTGCTGCGTAGGGTGGTAATCGCTGGCATCAGCCCACCATTGAGTTAGGGCTTAGGTATGGTGCTAGTAAGCCTCGTACGCGAGCCATGAGCTGATTAGACATTGTGTAAGGGCTTGGAGCGTAGCCGTCAATGGATACGCCTTGCCCTGTTGGTGCTTGGCGGGCTTGCCAGATAGCCACAGAGACCATAAGGCTTGCTTCCTGAATAGCAGGGATGGTTGCAGGATCAAGAGAAGTTGCACCAGCTACTGAACCATAAGGATTGACAAAGTGCTTAGGCTGAACTACGCCGTTGTTGATGTTGTAAGTGATTGAGTTCTCGCCCACGGCTGTAATTGTGTGGTTGCCGTTGAGGTGCGCTTCATTACCAGATACGACAATGGTCTGTCCAATGTAAAAAGTTTCTCGAATATCGTAGTCAAAGTACAGGGTTGCAGTTGTCGCTGTTGACTCATGTGCCACGTTGTAAGTCGTGTTATTCCATAGAAAAGGCAACAAGACGTTATCACTAGCGTCACAGACTGACTGCAAAACTGCATCAGTATAGAGAGTTCCGATACCGAGTGCGGTGCGGAGCTCTGCGACTGTGGTGAGTGCCATTGTTATCCTTTCTAAAGACTAGGGGGACTGCAAGGGCTCTGGCAGCCCCCCTAGCGACTTAGGGCAGGCTGTTATGCCTGATAGTTGTAGCGGTAAACTCCGCCGCCATCCTTCGCAACGTAAATTGCTAGGTATCCGTAAAGGTTGATTTCAACCTCACCAGATGTAAGAACGTTTACGCGAAGCTGGGTTGTTGGTGACTCCCATGTGTAAA